GGCTCTTATTAAAGGATGTCTGTTAGCCGCTATTGACATTCCATAACCAGATCCACAAATAAGTATACCTCTGTCATATACTTGCCAACCTGCTTCTTTTTTATCAGGTGTTGCATATTCCATTAAGAATCTTTGAACTATTCTAGGATAGTCTTCTTTCTTCTTTTTGTCATATACACCTATATCGTGAAATAAGTCTATATTAAATTTAGTCATTAATTCATCATCAATTGGTATCAACCACTCTGATAAATTATCTTTTAGTTCCATTCCTCTATGGTCTGAACCCATAGATAAACTGATTGATTTCATAAGTTCTCCTATAATTATTTATTAATTTGTCTTTCAAATTCTCTTAAACGTTTGTAAACACTCATTAACTCAATGATTGTTGGCCATGCCTTTAATAGGTATTGCATAGATCCTTCTACACGACCAAATGCTCTGATAATCTGTTGCATAACACCAAGTGTTACAACGCCTGCTACGATAGCTGGTGCTAAAAATACGTATGCACTTAAAACATTGGCTTGTAAATAAGCAATACGTCCGACATTAAAATATAAGTATCTTATATAACTTAAAAAATGTATGCTTCTAACGTCATTAAATAATTCCTCTATAGTTTTTGGTCTTACATTTTCATCATCTTCTGCTATAACTAAAATTTTACGGTAGGCCGCTTCTTTTTTCTGTAAGTCATATTCAACACCTACAAGTCTTAATATCCAACCTAGTAAAATTAAAAATAATGTACCACCTACTGACCAAACTATTGCACCTGTTATCAATCCATATTCCCAATCTCCGAAAAAGAAAATAGGAATACCTATTGATAAACCAAACAAGATAGGAACGAATTGTACTAGTACCATAATTGATTCTATAAAACTTGTACCCAATCCCTCCATGATTCTTGTAAATTTAATTGTGTCTTCTTGAACACGTTGAGCCGCTCCTTCTATTGTTCTTGCTTTGTCATATACTGAATGGTACCATTCGACCATAGCAGTTCTCCAACGGAATAAAAAGTGAGCTGTAAAATAACTTACTAAGACCGCTATTGCAACATATATACCTGCTAGGTATATAAAACTGAATAAACTGGCCCAATATTCACCTATAGTGATTGCATTCGGCGTACCTAATGCTTTTTGTATCATATCATAGAATTGTCCAAACCATTCATTAATTTCTACATCAATTTTAACCTGGACCCATAAGGATGATAGTATGATTGCTGAACCTAACCAGGCCCATAACAACCATTTTCGAGTTGTAAAAAATCTAAACATATTATATTGTTCCTTTTCTTATTATGTGGGTATATAATATTTATCCATATCACAATAGGTTCAAAAGGCATAAATACAACATAAGAAGGAAAACCATATGCCACGTTTTACACTATATAAGCCTTATAAAGGTAATGACTACAAATTCATGGACAGAACTATACGAGAACAGTTCGATATAGGCGGTACAGCTATACACGTTCACAAATATTTGGGTCCACAACCTCAGCAAGGCAACAATGACGCTAGTGAGCCAAACTATGGCAGTGGTTTAGAAGTAGATAACATAACAAACGAAGAAATTAATCCAGCAGGTGTAATTGATGAAACTAATATTCAAGACTTGCTGTTCATGGAAAATAGAGATCGTAAATATGACCCTGATATTTTTGAACTTCGTGGTGTCTACAATGTTAGTGATAACGATTTTGACCTAACTCAATTTGGTTTATTCCTAACCAACGATACTTTGTTTATATCTTTTCATATTAATGATATGGTAGAAAAACTAGGTAGAAGATTAATGCCTGGTGATGTTATTGAATTACCTCATCTTAGAGATGAGTTATTATTAAGCAATGATAGAGATGCTATTAATAAGTTCTATGTAGTTCAAGATGCCGCTAGGGGTAGTGAAGGTTTTTCTCAAACTTGGTATCCACATATTTGGAGAATTAAAGTAGCACCATTAACAGATACACAAGAATACAAAGATATACTTGGTAGTGCTAAAGACCCAGATAGCCTTAAAAATAAAGTAAGTGCTTATAAAACAGAACTTAATATTAGTAATGCTATTGTAAAAAGTGCTGAAGAAGCTGATCCACTAGGATTACCACTTGCAGAACATTTATTTGGTCAAGAAGAAACTAACAACGAATACAATCATGGTGAATCCTTACAACAAGGCGACCAGTTTCCAGTTAATCCTAAAGAAGGAGAATATTTTATTAGAACAGACTTTACTCCTAATAGATTATTTGTAAGACGTGGGAGCAAATGGCATAGATTATATGACAATGTAACTGAACAAACTTGGAGTGATAGAACTTATAATGCTAGTAGCTTTATTAACAACCAGGCTACAACAATTATTGACGATCAAGAATTTCCAGAACGTCAGCCTCTCAGCCAAGTTATTAAACCAAAAAGTGATTTCAAAAAATGAGCCAACAATACTTTTATGATAAACAAATAAGAAGGTACATTCAACAATTTATTAGATTGTTTAGTGGATTCAGTGTACAAATGGGTAAGAACGAAGAAAGCGGTCTTCCAGTATATCATAAAGTTCCAGTACGTTACGGTGATATAAACAGAATGGCGGCTCACATAACAAGAGAGAACAGTGAAAACATTATGAATACTGTTCCATTTATAAGTTGTTATGTAACAAATTTAAATTTAATACCTGAAAGACGTACATACCAAGATCATGTTGATAAAGTTCAAGTATATGAAAAGAAATACGATCAGACTACTGGAGAATATGTAAATGAAAAAGGTAATAGTTATACTGTAGAGCGTCATGCTCCTGTTCCGTACTTAATGCAGATGAATACTGATGTATGGACTTCAAATACGGATCAAAAATTGCAATTACTAGAACAAATGCTAGTTCTATTTAATCCTACATTGGATATTAGAACAAATGCTAGTCCACTAGACTGGACTGCATTATCTCACGTAGAACTTACTAATACTACTTGGAGTACAAGAAGTGTTGGATCAAGCATTGATGATATTATTGATGTTGCTACAATGTCATTTGATATACCAGTTTATATAAATCCTCCTGCTAAGGTTAAACAACAAAAATTAATTCACACAATTATAAGTGAACTTTATAACTTAGATGATGAAAACTTAGATCTATTTAAAACTGAACAACCATTTAATAATGAAACATTGCAATATACAGTTGTAACATATGAAGATAGAAAAGTAAAATATGAAGATGGTAAACTTCAATTATTGAATGCAAACGGAAGCAATTTAGATGACGATGGTAATGTACTTAATTGGGCTAATGAACTTAAACCATTTGGAGTACTTAGACCTGGAATAAGTCAATTGAGGCTTAGAAAATCAAAAGATCCAAGTGCTAAAGATGAAGATATCATTGGTCGTTTAGATGAACATACTACTGACCCTAACTTATTAACTGTAGACATAGATTCTTCAACCTTACCTACAAATACATTATCAGCAGTAAATGCTATTTTAGATCCATCAATTAATTATCCAGGAGATGGAACTGTTCCTGCTCCAGCTATTGGACAACGTTACATAATAATTAATCCTATTCCTACTACCCCAATTTGGAGTGGTTTGGTTGCTAACAAATATGATATTATTGAATATAATGGCTCAGCTTGGAATGTTAGTTTTGACAGTAGTACAGTATCTGATACACAATACGTCACAAATTTATCAAGTAGTGATCAATTAGAATGGAATGGAACAGAATGGGTTAATAGTTATGAAGGAATTTATAATGCAGGATTTTGGAGACTCTATCTCTAATTGGATAATAAAAATATGATTACAGCCGCAGGATGTATATTCTTAAGCACCGATACCGGAAGAGTTATGCTTCAACATCGTAGTGGTGAAGTTAATCACCCTAGAACGTGGGGCTTCTTTGGAGGTAAATCAGACAATAACGAAAAACCAATTGATACGTTATATAGAGAAATTGAAGAAGAACTAGGTTTGGTTCCTGATATTAAAAAAGTTATTCCTATTAATAAATTTACAAGTCCTAATAAGAAATTTATATATCATAGTTTTGTTGTTACAGTAGATGAAGAATTTATTCCTATACTGAATAATGAAAGTGATGGTTATTGTTGGGTTAAAATAGGAAATTGGCCAAGACCGTTACACCCGGGTGCCAAAATACAATGTAATTCAAAACAATTTATTAAGAAAATTAGAACGGTGTATGAACAACACTCTACGAAGCTTTGATACCCATCTTTTTCCTACTAAACATATCATCTAAAAAAGCATTGTAAACTTCTTCTTTATCATTTCTATGTATTTTGTCAAAGTCTGGATCAAGTTCCATTATTTCTGGTATAGTTCTTATGTCAGTTGATAAACCTAATTCAGTTACTGCTTCTTTCCAACCACTATAACGTTTTAAATCAAAGAAGTCTTTTATATTATTATTTTCTATACCAATTTGTTGCATCATTCTTTCATCATTAACGTACCATGTATAGTTTGGAAAGTATATATCCCACCCACCTACATGATGCCACCAATCAAAACATTCTTTATCTTCTTCAAAAAACGACCACATAGTAGCTTTTGGAAACATTTGTTTTAATTGAGGTAAGTGATATGCAAACCAGTGACTTTTAATGATCTTTTTTCCGGTATCCCAATCTGCAAATGGTTTTTTAAATTCTTTTAATACTTCTTCTTTGGATAATGTATTGAGCATATCAAACTTATGCCCATATTGATTGTGTGGACCCCAATAGGCACCCCTATGCCAACCAATTACTTTGCCTTCTGCATCTCTTTTCTCATAAACACGTCTGCTTGTATTATCACTTATATTAATTTCTTTACATATAAGACTTAACAAACGTATGACTCCACTCCATCTGGATCCTGGAGCTCCTGTTACTATAATTAAGTCTTCACCTTGATACATTATAAATCCTCTAAATCTTGTAAGTGTGTGTCTAATGCCGTAGTTGATAATTGTAATTCAATAATGTATAATATTAAACTTATACCAAATGCAATTAAACTACCAACAAACATACTAGCAAACATGAACATATCATTTGTATAAACAAAGTACATTGCTATTAGATTAGCAATAAATGCTATTGATGCTAACGTTGATGTAGCTTTATTTAATCTTAATCTTTTTTTCAAAATATCAATTTGCTTTAGATATCTATTTGTTTCCTTATCTTTTTTTGTTAGCTTTTTGTGCATCAATTCATCATGTATTTTTCTAATTAGTGATGCCATGGACATATATCTATTACCAAAAGATATCATCATTAAAGGTATAGCAGGAAATAAAGCCGCTGGTAATAAAAATACATTATCCATTATTAATCTCTTCTATAATCTTGTTTGTTAAATATTGTTGTGTTTTTGGTCCTGGGTGTGTTTGGTCTCTGGCTAAATCTATCATTTCTTCTTGTGTATAATATATTGATTTAATGTCTTTTAGTTCATAATCATGAAACCAATGTTTTCTTCTTTCGTTTGGTTGTAGAATAAAATATTTTGAATTAGGAAAAGTTTGTTTTAATGCTAGTTCAAACATCTTAAATATTTTACCATTACTGTTTTTAAACGTTTCTCTTACTTCTTTTATTATTTTTTTGTTTTTTTCTTTTGGTATCCAATAACGCATAAGCCAATTGGTATCGTTTATACCCCAGAAGTCACTTAATACAATATACTGTGGATCTAAGTTTGTCAAGTCAAATAATTTATCTGCCATCTCGGTAAGTGTATCAAAATCACTTAAATTAAAATGATCTAAACCAAGTTGTTTTGAAACTAGATAAGGCATTGATTGTTCATATGGTAATCCTGTACCTAACATTAAACTTGATCCTGCAAATAATATTCCTATATTGGTTAAATCATCTGGACCTCTATATCCATACTTGTTCCAAGTATACTCAAAGTCTAATTTTGGATCGTTATCCCAATCAAGTTCTTGTATAGCATTGAGTGTAAAATGATCTAACCCACTTTCACCTACTTTACACTTGTTTCCTGTATCGTGTCTTCCGTAATACTTTGTGATTGTATTTGGTTCTCTTATTTGCTTTTCAGGTCTTAGTGTTTGTTTATAATAATATCGTGGATCTTGATTATTTGGAAAGTCTTTTTCTATCATACTTTTATAATTCTATTAGGATCTGGATTATCAATCATATGTTGTACTTTATCACCTACAAATCCTGTAAACTGAAATGTTACCCTTGGAGTAAATCCAAAATTGGCTGTACCATGTGGCATATTACACCAATCATAAGTTATACACGTACCTGCTTTATATCCTTGATGATAAGTGTTACCAAATTGCCATACATGACCATAATCCCAATCTTGTAAATGAACTAGGAATCTTCTTAACTTTAGAGGATTCTTATCTGCACCTGCATCGGTCCATACTTTACGCCAACCAGGTCTTGCATATCTCATTTGTTGATCAATATGTACAGGAGTAACTTGTCCTAGTTTTTGTATGTGCATTCTTGATTGATGTACTTCTACCTCTAATGTATCAATTATTCGTAATAATATTTCATACTCTGGTGCAGGATTACGTTGGGCATAATAATTATCTTCACCCTCTTTAAACCTACTTCTTACAACCATATCATGATACATACTGCTTACATCTTCTTTACCAGATGAATTTAAAACATCTTGTATTTCTCCATCATGTAAATCTGCATCTTGTTTACTTAAATTTCTATTTCTATAGTTTCCTATGGTCATTTCTTTTGAGTGTTCTACTGCATACCTAACTGCTGGTTCAAAATCTCCTTCAAATCTACAAGGTATTACAAAGGTTTCTTCATTTGGATCTGCAAATGGATCAAAATGCCAATTGGCACGTAATTTATTATGTTCCCATCTACTTGGAACACCATCTACTTTAAAGATGTTATCCATCTTTTTATGTTTTTCCATTTGTTCGTCACTGTACATTACTTTTTCGTATGCTTCATCTTCTTGAGTGACACCTTCATCTTTTTTATGATCAGCTTTTTTAACTGCATCAACTAAATCGTCAATTTTTTCTCCACTATACCAATTTTTATCTGTTTTTTCTTTCATTTATTTTTCCTTGCAGTTTGGTAATGAGTTTATAATTGTTTTAAGATTAGCTTCAGTTAAATATAAGCTCATTAGTATATGATATATTCCACCTTCCATAGCAAAACTTCCGTGTTGCTTACGAGTATTTAATACATATGGAACTCCTGGTTTAAACTCTACACGTTTAGTATCGTATAAAAAATTCCATTGATGTATTTCTGTTTTGTTAAGTGGAACAAAAATTCTTATTTGTGGGTTAAATCTAAATGCGTCTCGATGCATAGTAAAAAAACTACCAGCTTCTAATTTTACTGCTCTACATCTAGCTAAATCTGACCATTGTGTGAAAAAATCATACAATGCAGTACATTTTAATAAATTTTCATTTACTGGTTGGTCTTTTTCGTGTTTGTTTTTATCATCAAGTCCAAGCCCCTTTTCTGGACCTGTTAGATTTATACCTTGTTTACCATTTGGTCCTTGTTCCCATTCTAATTGTTCAAGTTCTTTTATTACTTGCTCAGAATCTAATGTTTGATTTAACTCTATTATATCGCCGTAGCTATTCAACAGGGTCAATAGGTTTATTGGATTTGTATCTTTCATTTTTTGGTAACTTCCTTAATTTGTCCATCTTTTCTATATGCTCTATTCTCATAATTTGATGGTATATTCTTATAACGCCTTTTGGTGCGTCTGCTTTCCATATCCAAGGAAACAAGCCATGTACTGTACTCTTAAATGCTATAACTAATAAAGTCCAGCTATTTTTTAAACTATGCCATAGGTGATAAAAGTATCCCCAACCTGTTTCTACTTTTAAATGATAGATTGCATTTCGAAACCATTGAATCATTTTTACTTGTCAGTGACTCTCTTTTTCATACTAGCAACAAACTGTTCACGTAGCCATTCAAAATCATTAATCTTAATTAATGCTTCGTTATCGTCCTTATTTGCTATTCCATATTCTTTACCTTCTAAGGCACCTTTTAAACAGTAACGACCAAAACGAGCTCCAACATCTGTGGTACACCATGTTTCTAGTCTTTCATCTGTTTCTTTTTGTTTTTGATTAGGGTTAACAGAACTTGCTAGTTTAACACATTCACGAAATGCACTTCTCCAAGTTCTATATGGGTCTTTATTAAATCTTGTAATATTTGATACATCTGATATTGGTTGATAAAATGAGGCACCAGTTGTATAATCTGGTAATTCGTGTCCTAGTTCTAATAACTGAACTTTTGGAAATAATTTAACACCACCATATCCATACTCTAATCCATTTACAGGATTTCTAGCACTCCATACATATGTTGTATTTTTTCTTTTACTCATTGGTGGAATATAATCAAAACTAAAGTCACCCATGATATCTGCATCTGCATCAACAATATAAACCATTTCAGTTTTTGCTAACTCACCTACACGTTTATGAGCATTACCAATACCTTCAACATTTTTTACGTGTTGTGCATCTTTAAATCTATTTTTTAATTTTTGAAAATTCTCATCTGCTTCAGCTTCGTGATAACTGATCATAAAGATATCAAATTCAGCGACGTGGAAACTTGCTACCAATTTATTCTCTACTTCACCATGGGAAACTCCGTTAGTTGGAACTAGTCTAACATCCCCCCAGCTTACTGGTCTGTTTGTTCTTTTGACTACTCTAGGAAACGTATGAATAACTTTTTTACCTATATCACTTGGTCTATAATGCCAAGGAAACTTTGGGTTTACTTCAATCTCATCAAATACAACCCAAGCCATATCTGCTTTGCCAGCATACTTTGATGCCACGTCTAGAATATCATCTTCGTCTTTTAATCTAATTGGTGTTTTAACTATTGGGTAGCTATCAAACATAAATCTTTTTAGTCTATCCCAAGGTGTGACAACGTTTTGTCCTGTAAATTCTCTTTGGTTATTCTTTATATTAATCATTGCAATCGCCTTTAACTGTAAATGCACGTGTTCCTATGTGTGCAATCTTGTCACTCAGTTCGTGACTTACATATACTTCATATCCTGCCTCATTAGCTTTCGTACAAAAATATACGTCTTCACCTACTAAACTAGAATATTCGTCTAAGAATTCTATTTTATAAAATGGCGAAGATAACTTTTCATAAACTTCTCTTTTTACTAACATCATTCCACTTCCGACTGCCCAAACTTTTTCTAAGCCTGTGCCAGTAAAAACTCTATCATCTAGATTATTTTTACTTCTAAAAGCGACTGGTCTATGAGGTGGAACTCTTGTTGAATAATTTCCAGCAACAATATCTTTATCTGCCGCTAATAATATATTTAGGGTATCTACTGGAAACTGCATATCAGAATCAATCCACATAATGTGAGTACAATTTGTTTCTAGTGCTTCAGATACTAACTGTTGTCTTTGCATAGTAACTTCGCTACCCATAATAAAATGTAGAGAAGTTGCTAATCCAGCCTCACCACACTTTCGTTGAAGCATAGCAAGACTGTAAGCAAAAACCGCAGTAACATTATCTCGCA